CGGCAACGCGATCCAGAACCCCCTGGTGGGCACCGCCAACAAGGCGGCAGCAGACATGATGCGTTACGCCGCAGAATTCGGGATGACGCCCAGTGCCAGGAGCAGGATCTCGGCCGAGCCGCCGGTTGAAGGCGGCGACCCCGCGGACCGTTTCTTCGCCTGACCGCACGCTGGCCTATGCCGAAGCAGTGGAATCGGGCGCGATTGTTGCCGGTCCGCACGTTCGTAACGCCTGCAAACGGCACATCGCGGACCTAAAGCGCAAAGACGGCATCTGGTTCGACTTTGAGGCCGCCAATCACGCCTTCGCCTTCTTCGAGGAGGTGCTGAAGCTATCCGAAGGTCAGTTCGAGGGGCGACCCTTCGAGCTTCAGCCAAGCCAAGCCTTTATCATCGGTTCGCTGTTCGGCTGGAAGCGCAGGGGCGGCAGGCGCCGATTCCGACGGGCCTACATCGAACAGGGCAAAGGCAACGGGAAGTCGCCGGTTGCTGGCGGCATCGGCATTTACGGTATGACCGCCTGCAAGGAGGCCGGCGCCCAGATCTACGCGGCTGCGGCCAAAAAGGAGCAGGCCAACATCCTGTTCCGCGACGCGGTGCGGATGGTCCGCCAATCACCGGCCTTGGACCGGAGGCTCAACTTCTCCGGCGGTCCAGGCCGAGAGTTCAACATCGCGCATCTGGCGAGCGGAAGCTTTTTCCGCCCGGTGTCGCGCGATACCGGCAAGACCGGATCGGGGCCGCGACCCTATTTCGTATTGGCGGACGAGGTTCACGAGCTGCCCGACCGCTCGATCATCGAGATGCTGGAGCGCGGCTTCAAGTTCCGCCGCGATCCTCTGCTTTTCATGATCACCAACTCGGGGTCTGACCGCAACTCAGTTGCCTGGGAGGAACACGAACACGCAGTCCGGGCGGCGGCTGGTAATCCCGATGCAGTGACCGATCCGACATTTCTGGGGCAGGTCATCGACGACACCACGTTCAGCTACGTCTGCGCGCTCGACGAGGGCGACGACCCGCTGACCGATCCCAGCTGCTGGATCAAGGCCAACCCGCTGCTGGGCGTCACGATCACCGAGCAGTACCTCTCGGAAGTCGTGGCGCAGGCCAAGGCGATCCCGGGCCAGCTCAACGGGATCCTGCGTCTTCACTTCTGCATCTGGACCGATGCCGAAACTGCCTGGATGGCACGGGCAACGCTTGAGCCGCTGCTGGCGGAGTTCGAACCGAAGTCTGGTCAGCCTGTCTGGCTAGGGCTCGACCTCAGCCAGAACCGAGACCTGACCGCACTGGCAGCCGTCCAGCGAAATGGCGAGAAGGACGGCAAGCCCTGCTTTGATGCCTGGGTGGAAGTCTGGACGCCGGGCGATACGCTTAGCGCACGGGTTCTGCGGGACAAACAGCCCTACGACCTTTGGGTCGCCGACGGATTCCTGAATGCGCCCCAAGGCGAGAACATCAGCTTCCGCCATGTGGCGCAGGCTCTGGCCGAGATGGCGTCCGATTACCGGGTCGAGGCGGTCGCTTATGACCGTTACGCCTTCCGGCGCTTCGAGGAGGAAGTGGCCGAACTCGGGCTCGATCTGACATTCGTCGAGCACCCGCAGGGCGGCACCAAGCGGGCCAAACCTGCCGAGGGCATGACCGACGGCCTGTGGATGCCGGGCTCGCTTCGGCATCTCGAAGAACTGATCCTTGAGGGCCGCATTCGCCTGAAGCGCAATCCGGTCCTCATTTCCGCAATGATGTCGGCTGTCACCGAAACCGACCGTTGGGACAACAAATGGCTTTCCAAGCAGCGGGCCATCAACAAGATCGACGCAGCCGTCGCGCTGTGCATGGCAGTGGGGGCGGCAATGGCGGGCGACACCAGCGGCTCCATCGACGACTGGCTGAAGAGCCTAACGGCATGAACCTCTTCCAAAAGGCGCTCGGGTACATCGCGCGCTCCATCGGCCTCACCGACCCGCGGCTGGTACAGGCGGTGGGCGGTCGCACAACCACCACCGGCGAAGTGGTCTCAACCACCTCGGTGCTGGGGCTCGCTTCGGCTTGGGCCTGCGTCAATCTGTTGGCCGGTACAATCGCCTCGCTGCCGCTCATGGTTTATCGGACCAGGGGCGGCGCACGGACGGTCGCGAGTGATCATCCGCTCTACCGGATCTTGCACGACAGCCCCAATGCCGACCAGACCGCAGTCGACTTCTGGGAGTTCATCTGCGCCTGCATTGAGCTCAATGGCAACGCCTATGCCGAGATCATCCGGGGTAGCAACGGCCGGGTGGTCGCGCTCAGCGTACCGATCGCGCCGGAACTTATGACGGTGCGCCGTTTGCGTGACGGTAGCCTTGAATATGAGTGGTCGGACAATGGCGTCCGTTCCACCGTCAGCCAAGACAACATGCTCCACATCAGGGGCTTCGGCGGCAATCCGCTGGGCGGTCTTTCAACCCTCTCGTTCGGCCGCCAGACCTTCGGGCTCGCACAGGCAATCGAACGGGCCTCGGGCGACACGTTCCGCAATGGCGTAAGGCCCTCGGGTCTCCTCAAAACCGCCGACACCCTGACCCTCGACCAGCGCAAAATGGCCGAGGAACTGCTGCAGGAGAAGTTTGCTGGCGCGATCAATGCCGGGCGGCCGATGCTGCTCGATCGCGGCATGGACTGGGTACAGCTCTCGATCAGCCCGGAAGATGCGCAGATGCTGCAGAGCCGGGCCTTCTCGGTCGAGGAGGTCTGTCGTTTCTTCGGGGTGCCGCCATTCATGGTCGGTCATACTGAGAAGACCACCAGCTGGGGCACCGGCCTCGAACAGCAGACCCTCGGGTTCCAGAAGTTCACGCTCAGAAGGCGCCTCAAACGCATTGAGCAGGCGCTGACGAAGCAGCTCCTGTCACCGGCCGATCGTCAGGCCGGGCTTGTCATCGAGTTTAACCTTGATGGCCTACTACGCGGTGACAGCGGCGCGCGCGCCTCCTTCTACCAGCAGATGCTTTCTAACGGCGTGATGACCATCAACGAGGTCCGCGCCCTTGAAAACCTGCCGCCTGTCGAAGGCGGCGATGTCCCCCGCATGCAGATGCAGAACGTGCCCATCACCCAGGCAGGATTGCTGCCGCCCACCGGAGCTATTGCCCCATCGGAGCCCCCTAAATGAAACATCTCACCCTGACCCTCAAATCCAGTGATCTGCAGGACACCGGCCAGTTCGAAGGCTATGCCTCGACCTTCGGCAATGTCGACCAGGGCGGTGATCTCATCGAACCGGGCGCATTCCGCGAGAGCGTCGCCAAGGCCCGCGCCGAAGGTTGGGGCATTCCGATGCTCTGGCAGCACGACCAGCGCGAGCCGATCGGCGTGTGGCGCGACATCTTCGAGGATGATCGCGGCCTGTTTGTGCGCGGGCAACTCATCCTTGACGGCGATCCAGTCGCCCAGCGTGCCTATGGCAAACTGAAGCATGGGGCGCTCGGCGGTCTTTCGATCGGCTACACCATCCCCAAGGGCGGTGCCGCGCCTGATCCCTACAAGGCAGGTGTCCTGCGGCTGAAGAAGATCGATCTTCGCGAAATCAGCCTCGTCACCATGCCCATGAACACCGAGGCGAAGGTCACCGCGGTAAAGACCGTTACCGACGGCCAGATCCTTCCCTCGCTTCCCGATTTTGAGAATTTCCTGCGCGAGGCAGGGTTCTCGAAAAGCCAGGCCACCGCAATCGCGGGCAAAGGCCTCAAGTCACTGCTCCGGAGTGAGTCCGGCAGTGAGAACCCCACCGACTTCCTGTCGGCACTCGCCGCGCAAATTCGCGGCTGAACCTCACTCCCACGGAGCTACCCATGACTGACACCAAGAGCGCCGAGCAGCTTGCCGGCGAAGTGAAGGCTGCGTTCGATGCGCAGCAGCAGGCTGTAAAAAAGGACTTCGATACCCGCCATGACGAGGTGAAGGCTCTCGCCGAGGAAGCCCTCGGCAAGGCCGCCAAGGGCGAGGAACTCTCGTCTGCGACCAAGCAACTGGCCGACGAGGCGCTGACCGCGCTCAATGAAGCCAAGGCCCGCCTTGACGAGGTCGAGCAGAAGCTTGCCCGCAAGAAGCAAGATGACGAACGCCGCGAGCCGCGCACGCTGGGCGAACAGGTCGTCACCAACGAGGCGATCCAGCCGTTCCTGAACAGCAAGACCGCGCGCGGCCGCGCCAGCGTCGAGGTGAAGTCGATTATCTCCTCGCTCACCACCGATGCCAATGGCTCGGCGGGCGACCTGATCGTGCCGGACCGCATTCCGGGCGTCATTGCCCCGGGTCAGCGCCGCCTGACTGTGCGTGATCTTCTGACGCCCGGCCGGACTGCCAGCAATGCAGTGCAGTACGTCAAGGAAACTGGCTTCACCAATGCGGCGGCGACCGTCTCGGAAACCGCCGGGGCCACCAAGCCGCAGACGGACATCAAGTTCGATGTCGTGACCAGCAGCGTGACCACGATCGCCCACTGGGTTCTGGCGACCCGCCAGATCCTCGACGACGTGCCGATGCTCCAGTCCTATATCGACGGCCGCCTGACTTATGGTCTGGCGCTGGTCGAGGAAAATCAGCTGCTGAACGGTGGCGGCACGGGCACGGATCTCAACGGTATCTACACGCAGGCAACTGCGTTCACGCCGCCGATCACGATCCCGGCTCCGGTCACCAAGATCGACGTCCTGCGTCTCGCCATGCTGCAGACCGCGCTCTCGGAACTGATGTCCACCGGCGTCGTGCTGCACCCGGCTGACTGGGCGAGCATCGAACTGCTCAAGGATACGACTGGCCAGTTCATTATCGGCAATCCGCAGGGCAACCTGTCGCCGACGCTCTGGGGTCAGCCGGTGGTCTCCACCCAGTCGATGGCGTCGGGCAAGTTCCTGACCGGCGCTTTCCAGCTCGGCGCCCAGATCTTCGATCGCATGGATGCCGTGGTCGAGATCTCGACCGAGGACGACCAGAACTTCCGCAAGAATCTCGTTACGGTTCTGGCCGAAGAGCGTCTCGCGCTCGCGGTCTACCGCCCCGAGGCCTTCGTGAAGGGTGACTTCACGGCCTCGGCAACCGCCGCGACCAAGGTCTGATCTGACGGGGCCGGCTTCACGGTCGGCCCCATTACCTTTGGAGGGACGCTATGATCGTCAAAGCTCTGGACACTGTCCATGTGAGCTCGGTGAGCTCGAATAACATCGCCACCGGTCAGACCTTTGAGGTCGACGACCAGGCCGGCCGCAGTCTGATCGAACGCGGTCTCGCGATCGAGGTCGATGCTCTTGAGGCGTCGGCGCCTGCTCAAACGGCCGCGACCGATGATGAGCCGGTGACCCGCAAGTCTGGCTCCACGCATCGCACCAAGGCTGACTAATGTCCGAGATCGTCACGCTCGAGCCCCCGCAGGACCGAGCCGTGACGCTCGAGGAAGCACGCCAGCAATTGCGCCTTGATGCCCGCGACGAGGACCTGCTGCTGGGCGCAAAGCTCGATGCAGCCCAGGCCGAACTGGAACTGCTGACCGGGCTCAAGCTCTGCCAGCAGACCCTCGAACTGCAGCTGGAAGCATGGACGCACGAGATCACCGTGCCGGTCCGACCGGTGACGGTGGCCGAGGTCCGCTACACGGCGACAAATGGGGCAACGGTAACTCTGCCGGAGGGCGATTATGTCGCCCGGCGGCGCAATGGGTTCACCCGCATCCGCCCGGCTTCGGGCAAAGCGTGGCCCCAATTGGCTGATGATGGCCTGATCCGCATCACTCTTTCAGCCGGGATTGCCGACACGGCCCCCGATCTGCAGATCGCCCGGGCCGCAATCCTCGTCAAAACCGCCTCGATGTTCGAAAACCGTGAAGGCGCGCCCTGTCTCGCCTTCGATACGCTGGTGGGTCAGCTCCAATGCCGCTGGATCTAGCCTCCAAGCTCGACAGGCGGATCAGGATCGAGCGCAAGGTGGTGGCGCGCGACCCGCAATACGGCACTGAACAGATTACCTGGTCCGAGTTCGCAACCGTCTGGGCCGAAGTGAAGGACATCCTTCCCTCACGGGCCGAGCGTCTGGCGGACAGCATCCAGATCGGTCGCCGGCCTGCCCGTATTCGCATCCGGTATCTCGCCGGTCTTTCGGCAGACATGCGGATCATCATCGATAATCGCACCCATCAGATCATTTCTGGTCCGGCCATGCTTGGGCGTCGAGAGGCCATGGAGATCATGGTCGAGGAATTGAGCAGTGAAGGAGCGGCCCCATGACCATCCGGCTCAAGGGCGGCCCGGAACTGCTGCGTCTGCTCGACGAACTACCCAAGAACCTTGAGCGCAACGTCATCCGTGGGGGCCTGCGCGCCGGGGCCAAGGTCATTCAGCAGCAGGCCAAGGCCAATGTCCCGGTCCGTACCGGCAAGCTCAAGAAGGCCATCGGTATCGGCACACGGACCGAGGGATCGAAGCTCTCATCCTACGTCAAACTGCGCGGGAGCGGCTCCTATCTCGGCCTCTTCGTCGAATATGGCGTTGCGCCCCACCTGATCTCGCTATCCGAAGCCGACAAACCAGTGCGCCAGACCCGGCACGGCCCGCGTGCGGTTTCAATCGGCACCATGAACAAGATGCTGAAACGCGGCAGCCTCAAGATCGGCGAGAACTTCGTCGGGCCCGTCGTCATGCACCCCGGGCACGCCGCAAGGCCGTTCCTGCGCCCCGCGCTCGATCAGAAGGCGGAAGAAGCGGTCAACGCGATGGGGGCTTACATCGCCCACCGCGTCCAGATCGGCGATCTTCGCGCCCCGACCCTTGAGGTCGATGACGAATGAACGGGGTGATTGTTGTCCGCTCGCTACTGGTGGCCGACACCGGGCTGACGTCGCTCGTCCCGGAGGCGCGGATCGCGGCAGGCAGCCTGCCGCAAGGCACATTACTCCCGGCAATCTCGCTGATGTCAGTCAGCAGTGTCGATCGCAACATTCCCGCACCGGGCTCAAAGCGCCGGGTCACCGAGCGGGTCCAGATCACTGTGCTGGCGCGCACCTATCCTGAAACCAAGGCCATTGTTGCCGCCATTCGCGCTGCTGCCGCTGACAAGATGCCTGTGGTCGAGGGACTGACTGACGTCACCGTCCACACTGATTCCGCCGGACCTGATTTCCTCGACGAGGAGACCGGCATCCACATGCAAAGCCAAGATTTCCGCGTTGCATTCAACGAGGCGCGTTGAGGCCTCACCTTCATAAGGACCCATTGCCATGACCGTTCGGACTTCCGCCGGCACCACTCTGAAGGTGTCGGCCTCTACCCCTGCGACTTTCGATGCCACCGGCTACAACGCACTCACCATGACGGTGGTCGGCGAAGTGTCCGACCTCGGCGAGTTTGGCCGCGAGTTCAATCTCGTGACCTTCAACCCTGTCGGAAGCCGCGGCGTCGTCAAGAAGAAGGGCAGCTTCAACCAGGGCACGATGCAGATCCAGCTGGGTCTCGACACCGATGACGCAGGCCAGATCCTGCTGAAATCCGCATCGCTCTCGGATGCCGACCACAGCTTCCTCGTTACCACCCAGATCGGCGACAAGTACTACTTCCAGGCTGAGTAGCCCCTAGTTTTCTAGACGCCTTCCACTTTCAAAATCTGCTGCCGTTCGAACTCGGCCGGCGACAGCATTCCGTTCCTGACCTGCTTGCGGAC